TATCCATCCTAGACGAGATACAGAAGTTCGACCCCAACACTAAGGAGAACGACTACCCAATCAGGGTAGAGGTACTTCGCCTCACCGAGAAGGAGGAGAAAGAGCAGAACATCTTCATGAACTCATCTACAGCGCAAGGTGAGTTTGACTCAGACCTCCTCGCACAGCTACTGCCTGACATCGACATTGACCTCGCAGGGCTGGACAGCTCCGATATAAGCATCATGATGGCAGAGGCCCCCACCTTTGACGTGTTCGACTATAGCAAAGCATCGTCTCAAGACTTTAGAGAGGTAACCCCAATATCCGAAGCGGAGAGGCAAGCTCGAATAGATCATGTGAAGGAGGTGCGAGCTCAAGTTTCCCAAGGAATGGAAGACGACTACTACGAGGGTGAAGCCTTCGTTACTCTCTCCTTCCAGAACTACTCAAATAAACTATACTTCATGGAAGCCCTAGCGCAGAGGTTGCCAGGGCAGAATATCTCCCCGTCTGATAGATACCTCAAGGGCGAGACCATACATGACCTCATAGGGCACTAGGAATATGGCAAAGAAGAAGGCTGAAACAGCCCCCAAAGATAACACTCGCCCACGCCCGCAGGGGGGTGGACGAAGTCGGATTGAAGTCCCGTCTATGGATACCTTCCGCCAGCTGGCCAAACAAACACTGGGGAATAAGAGCAAGGTTGCGGAGGCTCTCGGTGTCTCCCGCTATTGCCTGCTTAAATGGGAGAAGGACAACCCTGAAATAGGGGAGATCTTCCGAGAGCAGTGGGGTAAGAGGCTGGACTCCTATTTGGACACAGCCCATATTCTTGCGGTTGGTAAGGTTGGAGAGGACGAGAACGGAGAGAAGGTGTTCATCATCCCTCCCGACCCTAATATGCTCCGCTTCATGATCGAGAAGTATGGACGTATGGAGGGCTTCGGTGAGGAGGTTACGGTGAATGCCAATATCAATATGGAGGTAGGTGTCCCTATTCAGAAATGGATAGAGAACCACACGGAATAGTCTTGTTGTATGTCTTCAGGTCTAGGGATAAATGAGCAGCGTACCCCTGTACATGAGGTGTACCATCCCTTGTACAATAACAAGGGTAAGTTCGTTATACTTGTCACTGGAGGCCGAGGCTCTGGGAAGAGCTTCGAGGTTGCCCGCTTCCTAGAGCGTCTCACGTTTGAGAAGAACAGGAAGATTCTCTTTACCCGCTACACCTTGGTATCGGCAAGTAAGTCCATTATCCCCGAGGTGGAGGATAAGATAGAGCGGGACGGAACGCAAGAGTACTTCAAGGTAACGAAAGACCGCATCATCAATAAGTACACTGGGAGCGAGCTCATGTTTATGGGTATTCTCGCTTCCTCGGGTAACCAAACAGCTAAGCTGAAGAGTATTCAAGGGGTGTCCGTGTTCGTGTGTGATGAAGCTGAGGAGTGGCGAAGTGAGGAAGACTACGATAAGATGGTTCTCTCCATACGAACGAAGGGGATACAGAACATGGTGATTGTTGTGATGAACCCTGCAAGCACCTCCCATTTCATCTATCAGAAATACATCAAAGATACCCACCGCATAGAGTACATAGATGGAGTCCCCGTGCAGATAAGCACCCACCCGAATGTGCTCCACATCCATACGACATACCTCGACAATCTGGAGTATCTATCAAAGGAGTTCCTGCAGGAGGTCGAGGATATAAAGCTCAACAACCCCAGCAAGTATGAGCGGGTAGTGATAGGTAGGTGGGCGGATATGAATGAGGGTGCAATCTTCAAGAACTACTCAACGATAGACGCTATCCCCTCCTACATAGGTAACTGCAGCGTGGCTCTCGACTTCGGGTACACGAACGACCCTACGGCTGGTGTGCTTTGTGCTGTACACGGGAATACGCTCTACCTAGATGAGATATGCTATGCTACCCACATGGGAAGCAGGGATATAATCAAAACGCTCCGTCACTACTCTTCTCTCGACATTACCGCAGACTCAGCCGACCCTCGCCTTATAGATGAGCTTAGAGCTGGTGGTCTCCGAGTGTCTCCCGTCCGCAAAGGCGCAGGAAGTATCATAGCGGGCATAAACAAGATGCTTGACATGAGTATCGTTGTTACGTCTAGGAGCAAGAATATCATCTACGAGCTGGATAACTACTGCTGGGCAAAAGACAAAGAGGGGAACTACATAAATGAGCCTATGGATGGGAATAACCATGCCATGGACGCTGTCCGATATTTCGTTCTAAGGTTCGTTCTTGGCTGGGGCGACAAGGAGCGAAGGAGAGACTACACGGGTGTGTTTTAGGTAGACAAAACGCTATAATTATGGAGAATTATACAGAATTAAAGGTTAGCGAGGAGAAGGCTAACGAGATCTCGAGGGTGAGAGCTAAGTATAAAGATGGTAAGTTCGCTCAACTCCTACGGCAGTGGGACTACGAGAAACATGAGGTTATGGACGAGGCCATCCGAAAGGATGACCGTGTGCTAACCAAAGATGAGGTCTTGGATAACTCCGGTAGGGTGATACAGCAAGCGGAATACGAGACCAAGAAGGTAAACCGAATATCCTCATCTCTTGAGCAGACCATAGTAGAGATACAGACCGCCTTTATCATCGGGCTAGACCCCGACCTCCAAGCTAAGCCTCGCAACGATGAAGAGGAGCACATGCTGGAGGTGATAGGGGACACGGAGAGCAAGAATAAAATGCGCTTTGTCAATCAGCGTGTAGTTCGGTCCTTGCTCTCGGAGACCATGGTGGCAGAATACTGGTGGTCTGTCGAAGACCCCGAGTTTTACGAGGATAAGCCCTACGCTGGTGTGGCGAGGAACAGGCTTCGTTGCGAGGTGTGGTCTCCCTTCCGTGGTGATAAGCTCGTCCCAATCAAAGATGCATACGGCGACCTTGTCCGCTTCTATCGGTTCTACTCCATCAAAGACGACAACGGTATCGAGATACAGAGGCTTATGGAGATAGACAAAGATGAGGTTACGCTGTATGAGCACCGAACCGGGGCGGATGCAGGTTGGGTCACTCTACGCAAGACTGCGCACGGCTTTGGTAAGATACCAGTGGTCTATATGGAGATGGAGAGGGCGCTCTGCGATAAGATCCAATCTAAGCGAAAACGCATAGAGGAGCTGGAGAGCAACTTTGCAGACTGCATAAACGACAACTTCTTCCCTAAGGTGCTCGTGAACGGCATGGTTCGAGGCGTGCAGAAATCTGGGAAGACGCAGACTATCGAGATGAGCGGAGATGGTGCAGATGTTCGATACCTCACATGGGATCAGTCTACCAATGCAGCGGAGAGTGAAATCTCCCGTCACATAGATGACTGCTTCACGCTCACGATGACACCACGTATCAGCCCCAAAGACCTCCAAGGTCTAGGTAGTGCTCTGTCGGGCGTTGCCTTCAAGTATGTGTTTATGGGAGCTCATATATCAGTCCGTAAGCACGAGGAGGTAATCGGAGAGTATCTCTCCCGTAGGTACAGCTTCCTAAAGCGGGCTATCTCCCTACAAGTCCCATCTATAGCTAAAGGTCGTTCCCTCCGTATAGACCCCGTCCTAGTCCCATTCACGATAGAGGAGAGTACAGCCGAAATGGAGAAGCCTAAAAAGGAGGCGGATAGCGAGTAGTCTACTCCTTGACAATTGTATCAAACACCCCCAGCGAGATGGTTGCTCGCTGGGGGCATTTTGTTTTGCGCAATGGGCTAAAATCTAACATTTTACGTCTCCCACTGCTATGTAAAACACTTAGTGCTAGCTTTGTTGTAAATAGATTATCAAGTTTATGAAAACAAAGATCTTACAGGCACTCAAACAGAGGTACTCCAATCTCGGGGTGGGTGAGAAGGCGTTTGATGGGGTGGCCGACCTGCTGAGTAAAACCATTACCGACGAGAGCAAGATCGAAGAAGGCGTTGGCTATGCTGAAGCATTCCTAAAGGCTTATCAGTCCGACCTAGATAAGGAGAGAGGCTCAGCTTCTCAACTAAGAAAGGAGCTGGATGAAATGAAGCGAAAGACGGAAGAGCCCAAGCGTGAAGAGCCAGCACCTCCCAGTGACCCTAGCGAGGAAATCTTGAAGAAGGTTCTCGAAAAGCTAGACGCCCAAGGCGAGCAGCTGAGAGTACTACGAGGAGAGAAACTACACGATAGTAAGCTGGAGCAGATCAATGCACTACTCGGGGAGAAGAAGATCCCTACTTCATTCTCGGGCGTGGCTCTATCTGGTCGAACGTTTGACGAAGGCACCAATATCGAGGAGCTTGTATCTAACATCGAAGAAGGGTACAAGAAGTTTCAGGAGGAGGTCGCTAATGAGACGTTCAAGGGTGGAGCTAAGCCAGACGCTGGGGGCGGAAGTGCAGGCGATGAGCTTGACGCACTGGTAACCCAAGTGAAGGAGGGGACACAAGCAATCCTTAACCAAAAGTAGAAATGGCAAAATTTAGTTACAAGGAGAATGTGTACGTCCCTGTGGAAGAGCTCTATCGTGTAGATACGGGTTACCGCATGTCGGGAGGTTTCAATCTCTCCATCCAAGGGCTGACGACTGGGGCTACCGTCCCTCCCCTCGCCCCTATCTCGGTGGATAAGGCTACCCGTACTGCTACGCTGCTCAAGCGTGTGCGTGTGCTGGAGACTGGCTCATCCGCCAAGACGCTCAAGGTGTCTAAGTTCTCCCAGATGTCTGCGGGCTCGTTCCTCTCAAACGGGACGGCAACGCTCACTGTGGCCAGTGTGGATACCTCCGATAAGGACTTCGACCTCATCACTGCTAAGGCTGACACCTCGGCGTTCACTATCGGAGCTGTACTCTATGAGGCTACCGACGCTTCGGCTAACAAGGCTAAGGGTGTGGCCGACTACCTCATCTATGCGCCTACCAAGGTCGAAGATGGGGCTACGGTGACCGCTCTAGCTCGTGCGTTCGAGGTTCAGACTGGCAAGCTCTATATTCCCCTCACGGAGGAGGACAAGAAGGGCTTGACCGACCGCTTCATCTTCGTCTAACTCCAGCCTACTAACAAACCAAAACCAACTATGAATATTACTATTGATGGCTTGCTGGGGAAGCCCGAGTATATCTCGGCTATAGTCGAACGAAGCCTAGCAAATCAGAGGGATGAGATCATCCTTGGCAACTACCTAGGGTTTGACCCAACGCTTTCCCGTGTGTTCAAGTCTCTGTACGGAACGACCACGTCTGTACGTATGGGGTCTGTAATCGACAAGAGTGCAGGAAAGCCTATCCGTGGTCGTCGGTCTATCGGAGAGGCTACTCTTGAGGTTATCGACCTCGGAGACCGCTTCCAGATGGACAATGATCGACTGGAGCGTCTGCAGTCTCTCGTGAATAGCTTGAACAGGGGGATTGTGTCGGCCGATGTGGTGACCAACTTCCTAGTAGAGGACTTCAAGGACGTATCTGTCGCACCATACAAGCGTATGGAGAAGGTGCTCTTTGACCTGCTCTACAATGGGAAGGCATCCGTCAAGCTGGAGGACAACCCACTTGGTGTCCAGGTTGTAGACATGGAGCTCCCTGTCTTGTCTGAAAAGGCTAAGACGGCAGACAAGGATCACCTCATCGAGTTTCTCGTCTCCATCGTCAATAAGTACTCCTACCTGCGGTTCGCTACTATGGAGATGAATCAAGCTACGTTCTTGAAGTTCTTCGCCAAGAGTCCCGAGCTCCTAGGTAAGTACAAGGTGACGCAGGGCGGAACGGAGGTAGAGA